CAGTGTTTAGATTGAACTGCACTTTTGCATAAAGTCCACCAAGGCCCGCTTTCTTCATCTTTTCAGGTAGGCGAGAGTCGGACTTAGGGACTTCATAAATTTCAAGAACTTTACCGATTGGCTGGTTCCAGTCGTGGCCCCAAACAACACGAGGCTTGCGACGCTTAAGTGAGCCGTTGAATGCGCCAGAAACTACAACGTCGCCAACAGAGTCTTTATTACCAACGCCAGATACGAAGGCTTCTACAATGCCTTGCGCCTTGTCAATCCCGATTTGGCCGGAAATTGCCTTGAAATCAAATGCCGGGTCGATATCTTCAACCATATCTGTGTGATCAACTAAAGTGGTCATGACTCTCCTTCAGAACGTTGCAACATTGATATAGTACACTTCACCATACCTGCTACAATTAGGGTTTATATAAAATGTGTAAACTAGGGTTTATATATTTATCGTGTGAACTTCAAAACGCATCTACAGTTAATAGTCAAGCCCGGAGGGGCCAACGGGTCTTTCGGAAACCTAATTGGAACCCCATCAACGAAAAATGGGCTTCCAACAGGAACAACGTCCCCATTCAACTGCTTGTGAGTAATCCGTACACGCTCGTCTTTTAACGACACCCACTGTTTATTGATTTGTGCGTCTCCACGAGCAAATGCTTCCGCTGAATCGTTCAAACCTTGATTATACGGACCAAGAACCGCAGCATCAATGATAAGCGATTTGCGTAGAGTACGAAGTTTATTGAAAACTGCTTTAATCAAAACGCTTGCAATGTAGACCTTACTAACCACATCTATGTCGCCACCATCTTCCCCTGTAGCAACAGATGCAGCCGCCAACGCCTCAGCCACCTGACTCTGCGTGGTTTCATTAAAGGAATCCACAGTTGCCAAATGCTCAGACACGGCTGCTTCAGCCTGTTCTGCTGAAACAGTTTCACCGAATCCCTGCTCAATATTGTCAGCAATAGCCTGCCTGTAGATTTCACCCATAGCGCCCGTCAAAGGAGCCGTGGAAACAGCCAACGTACCCATAGGGACCAACGCAGCGAAGTTGGCCGCAAGTCCAACGCCTAGTAGTGCTTCTGTGGTAGGAGATTCAAGAATATTTAGTACCTCAGCCTCTTGGGCGTCAATAATGTCGTCTAACTGCTTCGATACTTGAGCCTCTAAAGAATCAACACGGTACAGAGCCTTTTGCTCCCACGGCGACGTTTTCGATAAGTCACCAAATTTTAGACTAGTTGAAAAGGGTCGCTCTTCCTACCCTCCGGTTCATCTCCCTCAAGTTCACTAGGAACAGCAGATGCAGGGGCCTCAATGTTCATTGTGCCTTCAACAGTACCGGCCTCTACGAAAGCACCCTCTTCAGGACTGAATTCAGTAACCTGCTGTTGCTGGGCGTTTTGAGCCTGTACGTCCAAGGGAACGCCGCCCTCAACTTCAGTCTCTTCATTCATCGGCTTTTCAGTGTTAGCGATAGGAGTCTGGTTCGGGTTGGACAACAGCGAGTCTGCTAGATCAGATTCAACCTTCTTACGGCCAGAAGCCTCACGATACTCGTTTGTACTAATCAAACCAGTCTGGAACTCGGTCAAATAATGACGCTCCCGCTCCTGCTTAGACAGAATAAGGATCGGCACGTTTGACACATCAAAGTCAATAAAGAAAGAATCGTCAATCTTGTCAAATGAACGAGCAATCAAATCAAGGTGCGGGGACATGGTTTCCATCCAGAAAACCTTGCCCTCTTCCATAGCATTAGAGAAAGTGCGGTTAGACGAGTTACCAATAATCGACTCAGGAACACCGAAAGCCGCAAGGATTTCTTCCTTGGTAACAGTCCGCATCTGAATATATGCAGCGTCACGTGGGCTGGCAGCCGTGTCTACAAAGTCAGCGCCGTCATCAGACGAAATAACACCAACTGAGCCAGCACGCCCAATATTGCCACGGAAGCGTGAACGTAGTTCCTCTTTGTCCTCGTCAGCAATTTCGCTACGAAGAACCAAGAGACCGCCCGGACGGCCATCGTTAATCAAGAAGTTTCTGTTATAAATCTTGGCTAAGTTTTCAAGTTCAATTGCAACGCCAGCGGCTTCCATAGGTGTCATCGACAAGTACGGATCAAGAGGATGTGGACGCCGAATCCAAATCACGTTCTCAGGCTTAATTGTACGCTTCTCTTGCGCACTAATCTTCACCTCAAAGCCCTTAACAAACTTCTGCGTATCTGGAATAGGAGATGTAGACTGCGGAGGTAGCAAATGTAGAGCCTGAGGTGTACCACCCCGGCCCCGGACAATTTCCACAAAAGCACCACGGCTACTCATCAACAACTGCGAAGACAAGCGATACCTGAAAGCAAATGCGTTCTCTCCAATGTTAGCCGTGTTATTGAACATCTTCAGCATGTCGTGGTCGGCTACGATCTCACCGAAAGGGTTGTTGTCCTTTCGGAAAATCATTGGTAGGCGAGCCTGATTAGACGCAATGACATCAATGCACCTGAAAACCCACGTTACTTTAGCAACGCCTTCTCTGTACGCTTTATTAATATCCCAGTTATCGTGATATCCACGGGCGTCAGAAGCCAAAGAAGGACTGTACGAAATGGGAGCGCCAACAGAGATGTTGGCTGCTTTTTGATTAGACAGAATGTCTTGTAGCGATTTAGATGATCCAGAGTTCCACGCCATTATTCAGCCCCTAGTAAATAACCATAAATTCCGCAAGTAAGTCCAGCACTTGCCAGACCCCACCCCAAACTCAGTATACTAATACCAGAGCCTATTAGTAGTATACCAACAGCCATGAGGGTATGGGCTGCGGCTGAACGATTTAGAAGATTCTTCATAGGTATACTTTACCTTTATTTCTGGCAGGAGACAAGCAGATATGGTGACACAGCAAGCAGACTGGGAAAAAATCAAAGATTATCTGGAGCCGAAACGTTCTGAATACTGGGTCGAAGAACCCTCTCTCACTCAAAAAGTATTCCTCAAGTCTGAAACGAAAGAAGTTATGTTTGGCGGTGCAGCCGGTGGTGGTAAGTCATCAGCACTCATTATGGCCGCATTACAGTACGTGGATGTACCCGGATATAGTGCGATTCTTTTCCGTCGAACCTACGCCGACCTTGCCCTCCCCGGTGCTCTGATGGACCGTTTCCGAGAGTGGATTATGCAGTTCGATGACGTGCATTGGAATGCCAACCAATACACCGCCACGTTCCCGTCCGGCGCACGTATCACGTTCGGTTACCTAAACAATGTAAATGACTACCTCCGCTACAAGGGTTCGGAGTTTCAGTTTATAGGTATGGATGAGGTTACAGAAATCCGAGAGTCAGACTACCGCTACATGTTCTCCCGTCTACGTCGTCCGGCATCTGGTCCTCTGTCAAAAGTTCCACTAAGGATGCGCTGCGCTACCAACCCTGCTCCCAACTGGGTTCGCCAACGATTCCTTGTTGAAGGTAAAGAGACTGGAAGAATCTTTATCCCTTCCATGCTTACCGATAACCCCGGTATCGACCCAGACTCATACCGTGCGGTTCTAGCAGAACTTGATCCCGTGGAACGAAAGCGGTTAGAGTTCGGTGACTGGTGGACGACTACCCTTGGGTCAATGTTCGACCGAAACAACTTTGAAGTTATTGAACCTAGTGAAATGCCCGACATGGGCAGCGAAACATCCATCGTCAGATTCTGGGACTTGGCAGGCACAGAACCATCACAGTCAAACCCTGACCCTGACTGGACTGTTGGCTGTCTAGGCGCTTTCTACAATGGAATCTTCTACATCCTAGATGTTCGCCGCATCAGGGCAAAAGGTGAGAAAGTTGAAAAGTTTATTAGAGAAACCGCAGTTGAAGACGGTGTAGAAGTACCCATTCAAATGGAGCAAGAACCCGGATCAGCAGGTAAAAACTTAATCGACCAATACGCCAGATACGTGTTACCGGGTTATGCTTTCTCTGGGCAGCGAGCAACAGGCGACAAAGTGACACGAGCCAAACCATTTGCAGCAGCAGTTGCTAACGGAAACGTGAAAATCATCAGGGCACCTTGGAACACTGACTTTATTGATGAAATGTCATCCTTCCCCGAAGCACGAGTTCATGACGACCAAGTTGACGCAGCAACACATGCTTTTAACGTTTGTGCAGGCTTAGGTATGGGTATTCGGCGTAAAATAGAAATAATCATCTAGGAGGAAAAGTGAAAGTTTGGATTGACCAAGACCTATGTACGGGCGACGGCCTATGTGCTGAAATATGTCCCGATATTTTTGAGATGCACGATGACGGGTTAGCATACGTCAAAGAAGTAGCGTGGCCCAACCTCAAAGGACCAGATGGTAACGCAGATGGACCTGTTTACCAAATGGCAGAAGGCCAAGCAGAAGTTCCTGAGAACTTACTTGCTGACACTATTGATGCCGCTGAAGAGTGCCCCGGTGAGTGCATCTTTATTGAAGTCGATTAGAGAACATCCCAACGCAAGTGCGGTCGATACACATCGGGGTGTACAGCAGTAGGGTCTACCCACCAGTCTTCATGAATCGTTCTAACGACAAGCGTATACCCGAGAGCATCTAGAATCTCTCGTTGAGCATCACGGATAGACTCATTTCTGAAATACATATTCGCATCGTGCTCAAACGTGATAACTGAGAAACGATACGTGGTCAGAGGCAGGGCAACAAGTCCAAGCAGAGATGTGTACGCACTACCTTCAGGACGCATAGCCTCATCATAGCCATTGTCGATATCTACCTGTAGAAAGTCAATCTGCGTAGGCCACTGACCCCATTTGAAAAATTCGTTGTAGTCGAAGGCTAAGGCATCACCATAGCAGGGGTTGGAACGATTGTCAGTAAACTGCTCTCGTCGCTCGTCGTCAATCTCAAATGAAACTCCACGCCACCCAAAGTCTTGCTCCAACACACGGGTGTTGCTGCCGTCGTGAGAGTGGAAAGCACCAAGTTCTACATAGTGACCAGCCTGCTTCATTTGCGTCATTTCGATGACAAAGTTTTCTTGCTCACTAGGGCTAAACTGCTGAATCTGCATTTTTATCTCTCCAAAACTTAGTAGACGACACTTTTATGCCGCCCGTTGCTGGGTTGCCTCTATGCTTGTAATGACAAGCAAATAGTAACATCATATTTTCTTTAGGGGTAATTGTAACATCAATGTCGGGGAATACTAACTCTCCACCGTCATAATCATCGTTCAAGTAATGCACAGAACTAAAAACATGAACGTTTTCTCGCTTCTCAGGATCATCTGAGTTATGGTACAAATCATCGTGTAATCCCATACCGCACCCTTCAGGATAGACCACCGCAGGCAGGGCGTTGTTCACAACCGCATCAAAATCAAATGCTTCTTTTAGGGCATCGGCTATCGACTGGGAATAACTCAAGATGATTTGATCTTCTACGCTGTCTGGGTCTCCCCCGTCAATCACATGCCGAGTAAAAAAGTTATAGCACCTATCAGACATTTCCATGATCTCGCCATGACGAGGATGGCGCACCATATTGAGTAAGTCGCTACAATGTGGTGAAAAGTTGTAAATCACAGCAAAATCGTCGCTTATGAACTCAAGCATTTATGGACTTCCAGTTTTAAGCGATGGCTGTAATTGTCGATCTCTAAAGCATGTTGTGCCGCTTCTCGTTCTGGTATGTTTCGGTCAAAGTCAATATACTCTGTCATAGCATTGAGCAAGGCCCACTTGGTCGGACCATACCAGCCGCTATTATGGGACGACGCATAGAGTTCTTTGACCTTATCGTGAACAGACTCTATATGCTCACGCTTCTTTTCAGTATTCGCAGTATGTAGTGGCCAAACTGTTTCCAATGCCGACTGAATGTAAGTATCTGAAATAGGTACCGACATGGATGATATTGTATCCACTAAGTGTTGAGACCACCCAGCCCGCATGTTTAGAACTTCTTTTGCTTCACTGTCAAGGTCGGCTGCGCTTGGAGTGTGCCGCTTTCGGATACTAAACTCACAATCCTTAGAAGCAATTAAGCGGTACACGCTGTGAGTGCTCCGTCTGCTGTCAAGGTTGTAGTAGCAGATGGGGATACTACCGTCGTGGGAAGACATAACAACAACGTAAGAGTCGATAGTGTCTGTTTCACCATTCACGGTTTTGATAGACAGCGATCCGGTGTTGACAACAGCAAAGAACTTTCGGCCTTCATCTAAAACACCACAGCCCAACAACTTGGCAGCATCACCATATTTATTGATCAATGAAACAGCACGTGAAAGAATCTTTCTATTCTGTTCCACTTCATAACGGTCTTTAACAACTTCCCAACTGTCTAAGCGGCCTGCACTATTCTCTAGCACTTCACGGCCTGTAGCGAAACGATTAGGTATCTTGACGAAGGTGTTCTGGAATCGGTCGTATACGTAAATAGGATTAGTTACTACTAAGTAGTTCGCTGAGGCTTTCTTTAGAATGTCATCAGCAACATATGTACCGTCTTCTTCTGCTCTACCGGCAACAAGCGTTGACCATGCTTTAGCGGTCATCTCCCGATCCGCCAATCTTACCACGCTCAAAGCGACTAGACAACTTCTGAATGTTTGCGTCGGCTACTTCCGTAAGAGTGTAACCCAATTCCCAAGCAAGGCCAGACACGTACCACAGTACATCTCCAAGTTCCTTCTTGATGGCATCTCGTGCCTCGTCGGAGAAAACTCCATCACTGTCACGAATAACCTTCTTAACCTTATCGGTTACTTCACCCGCTTCGCTAGCAAGACCTAGCGCAGTGTACACGATCCCCTGATCGGGAGGAAACACCGCAGTTTCCTTAGCAGCCGCCTGATAAGCATTCATCTCCATAACATTCTCCTTATACTTGCTCGGCGTGCCCAGTAACACGCTCAATTCCGATATCTTCTCCAGTAGCAGACTCAACTGGTACCCACGCTGGTGAATACGAATGTTGCTTAATCTTCCGCATCTTGACTAGGGTGCCGTCTGCCAAAATATCAAACTCTTCTTTTGACAACGCCATGCGTTCCCTGAGAGCGTCGTACTCATACACACCTGTCTCTAAAATATATCCAATCAAATTAGACAGGAACTTGGCGACCACAACGCCACGATAGCGGTTGAGATCAATGTGTAGTAACACGGCCTCAATGTCATCGCATTCCACGAGGACGCAAGGGACAGAAGACAAACCCAACTCTTGTGCGGCTCTCAAGCGATGATGTCCATCAACGATGGTGTTGGTCCCCTGCTGAACTACTAGCGGTGCCAGAACTCCGTATGTTTCAATTGAAGTCATCAAGCGCTTGTAGTCAGGCTGAACAACATAACATGACGTTGCCCATCCACCAATCTTCAAATCGGCAAGAAAGATGTGTTGAGTCTGCATCTAAATAGCCTACCTAGTGTCATCCTGCAAGTCAAGGGTGTCCGCATCCATCAGTATCTGCTCTTCCTGCTCAAACAACGCAACTCGCTTATTGTGCGCCTTGGTCTTCGGACCAACAGGACTTGGTGTACCAAAGAAAGCGTTCAGTAGAAGAGTTCGTACCAAATGGTCAATCGGGTACCCGTAAGGGTCTTTAGCGTGGCGCTTCTTGAACTCATTGGAGTAAAGCATCGCCGCCTTGTGCAATCCGTCTGTCAAGATATTGTCGTCAATACAATATTTGACTCCCTTCCAGCCCATGCTAGAGTACAAGTCAATAACCATCTCAATATCAAACTCTGACCACAACTGACGCTGTGCTTCAATAGAAGGGAAGCACCGGACTAACTCATCGTAGAACTCTGGTTCAGTGCGGATAACGTCCGTAAGTCTTCGGGCCGCAACCGAGTGAAGCGGAATACCCACACGCTGATTTGCGCCACTCATCGCCGCATAGTCGTAGTATGCGCAGTACTCTGCATCGTGCTCTTCTGTGATGTACTTCAAAACATCGTCAGATGTCCAATCGTAAATGATCTTAGCGAAGCGGAGGGGAATCGCTTTAGACAACTGGAATGGACGGTTAATGTAGTTTTCGTGGAGTTTTTGCGTAACAGTCCGATACCGGATCATCGACTCGTTAGCACGGATACCCGTAATGAACGCAGTACGTCCCTTCTTGCCCTGCATGGTGTACTCATCAATTCGCTTAGGGATTGCCTCGTTTGGGTCTAGCCCAAAGTGTTCCGCACGAATGGCGTTCTCAGGATAAGGCCGGAACAACCGCCCCTGTGACTCTCGGTACTTAGACCACAGCAACACGTACTGTCTAGCGCCCAGAACCCACAACTCTTGGCCTTGAGGTAAGCAATACCACTCCATGTCTACCCAGTCATATTCGCTGACACGCTTGACATACTCTTCAATAGAGGGAGACAGCATTTCTTCGTCACGGAAAATAACCTTGACGGGGCCTAAGCCTCGCTCATCATGAACTTCTTTTGCTAAATACAGACACGCAGTAGAGTCTTTGCCGCCAGAAAACTGAACGCACACAGTGTCGAACGTGTCGTAGATATGGCGAATTCTGTGCCGTGCAGCGTCCACACAGTTCATGTCCAAAAACATTCTGCGTCTAGGCATGTTAACCTCTAGGAGAGTGCTGTGCGATGAAGTCTAGCAGGCGCTCACTCGTAGTATCACCGTCATAGGCCGGTGCTTCTTGTAGCCACCGTAGGAACTGATACCACTTGGACTGCTGTTCCGCACCCTCAAACACGAGAGTGAACTGAATAGAAGCATTGGTAGTGCCTGATGCACCCACAGCAGTGCTTCCCTGCGTCACG